AGTACCAAGTGCTTGAGTACCACTAATCGCAGCAACTTGCTTGAGAGTATCGAGTCAAAAGTCATTGAAAAAGACGAGACTTCATTCCACATTCTGTACACTTCTGTGAGATTGTATACCACTTCGAGAGTTGAGAGGTGTGGCACTCGGTGCTGTAACATTTACAGAATAGATTTTGTTAGTCTTTCCTGAACAGATAAACGAACCGAGTTCTTTGATAGAGTTGATTCTTCCATTCTCATCACCACCGACAACAACGAGATTAGCAGGATTATTTGCATCAGCAGCAGCAGCACTTGTATAGTACAGTGTATTAGGTGTAGAGTCTACTCATGCACCGAATATTCTATCTCCCATGTATTGAATATATCGAAACTTAGGAGTACCTGCATATTCCGTGTAAGTCGTTCAATCCCACTTAGCGTAGTTGTTCACGCCATCGCACATATAAATCACATTCTTGTAGACCGCAAAGCTCCATTTAGTCCATGTAACTCCATCAGCTTCAAACTTAGTGAGTCCTGTTTTAATAGAAGACCATGAGTTCGTCCCCTCTACATATTTATACATCACACTTCATGCAACGCCTATAAGATAACGTACACCTGTTTCATCGTTTTGAAAGAAGAAGAGGGAAGTGAAAGGGTCTACTCCTACATTATCTCACCAGTTTATTGTACCTCTACGAGTTTCTAATGAGCCTCTACGATTGTAGTACATGTTTACTATATCGTAGAACTCATTCTCTTTTCTGAGTGATTCCTTACTTGTATTGATTCATCAGGTGAGGTTCGTGAGTTCTTTGAGCATTATCTTTGAGTTCTAAAAGTTACCTTTGAAGTGTATCTGCCTTTACCCAATACCTTTTTCTCTTGTTCGTATGCTTGGAGTTTAGCGATAGCGTTCGGTGTATTCCCTCGAAGAGTATACTCAGCGTAGTACGCAGCATAGAGAGCGATGAGCATATCATACTTCTCGTTGGTAGTCGTTCCTTGTGAACTTGATAGAGCAGGTCTGTATCCTTTGTAGAATACATTGATAGTGTAGACTGCATCAGGTATGTCTATAAATCCTATCTTGAGTCCTGTGTCTGTTTCTCTTTGGTAGTATCGTGTAGGTTTAGCTTGAGTAGTGATACCGCTTGTATCTTCATAGCTTGCTTCTCCGAGTGAAATAGTATCTATCATTACTCCATCGTCATTGATTTTGTAGAGTGTAGTCGGTAAAAGATACTCTTGTGTGCCTGATACTGTGCTTATAGTTTCTTTACTGTCGAGGAGCAATCCTAGTTGCTCTTGTACATGCTTGTATGATTGTTGTAAATATCCATCTATTTCTGTATCACTGAATACTCTACCATTAGGGTCGAATCTATATTGATTGCGTGCGAGTGTTCTAAGTGATGAGAGATTAGTCATATTATTTTAATAATGCTTGAAGTTCCTCGTCTGACATCTCAGCGAGTTCTTTAGGTGTTGTCTCTATGTTGAGGTTCTTGTTCTCTGTCTCTATCTTTTCACTGTATCCATGTTTAGTGAGCATGAGTTTAGCTATACTTGCATTATATGCTCAAGAAAGCCCATTATTAAGCAATCTCTTAGCTTGTTCTGCTCTTATTTCTCAAACGATGTCGGAAAATTCTTCTTTACCTTCTTCATTTTCCCATTGATATATAGTATCTCTATTAATACCTAAATGCACTGATAATCACTCTATACTTGGTAGGTTTACTTTGATTCTATTCTCACTAATTACCTCATCGACACATCATCTAAGATATAATTTAGCTTTATCTAGTATTTCTGGTGTGTAATCTGTTGGTCTCCCTGCCATGTTATTAACTAAGGGAAGTCGAATAAAAACTATTTCAGTCTCGTTGCTGGTCTACCTCGTTTCTTTATAACTGGTTCAAATGTCTCTTCTTGTGCTAGTGCTTCCACTATATTATCAGATGCAGTTTGAGCATCTACTTGTTCAAGTTCTTTAATTTTAGTATCGTGAAGAACTGTACGCTCTCCTACTGGTCTTGTTTCAAAATTGTCTCTATCCTCTTGCTCTGCTTTCACTTCTGCCCTCTTGGCTTCTTTCTTAGCTCTACGCTCTGGTGCTGTTTCTACGAGTTCAATATCTTCTCGTTCCTTTTTAGTGAGTTCATTAAGAGCATGACAGCCACAGCCTTTTACAAAAGGGAGTCCTTTATGTACTCCGTCTGGTTCCCATTTACCTCCTGCTGGATGCAATGTAGCATCTGGGTCAATCTTATCTACGCAGACAATCTTCATAGTAGACTTGTCCATAACACGCCAAAACTCTTTTGGTGGTACAAAGTCAATAGGGACAAGTATTCAAGATGTTTCAGTTGGTCGATAGTCCATAGAATTATTATATTGTTATTTAGTATCTTGCAAGGGCTTTTCTTCTTTTTCTGTAACGAGTGTAAAATCTATCTCTGTTCCTACTGTTTTCATCGTATTTCCTTGTTCGTTTACTGTTTCTTTGTAGACATCTCTTCGTACTCGTACGAGACATCCTATATCTAGGAGTGCCTTTGCGAGATTCAGAGCTGATTGGTGGTAACTCTTTTTGTTAATCCCTACATCTTCTCAGTAGGTAAACTTCACGCCAAGAAGTTCTACACTGTCTCATTCGTTTGGTACTCGAATAATTCGTATTGTTTCCATACTCTAATTATAGTTATTTGGATAAAATAGCAATCAATTTTTGCTCTTCTGACTGTATAAACTCATGATTTTGCTGAATGAGTATTTGTATTGTTTCTTTGTCTAAAATTCTTCTCATACTGGTTTATAATCATGGTTACTTCAATAAATCTGATACATTTGTTGTCTGGTGATAAACTTATTATCAACTGCGAACATTGCTATACTCCTATTCTTTTCCTTTTGGTTCTTGAACATAGGAGTTCAGTATATATCGAGTATCTCTTTGTTATTCTTGATAGTAGGGTGAGACCAGAACCATTTTTCTACATCTTCTTTGGTCATAGCTAAAATATATCATTACGAAAATAAATTATATAACCCACAAGCAGTACCAAGAACATACATTGTAGGATAGTTAATCCTATCTGAGTTTTTAGTAGCATGTCACATAATCTCTTATTTCTTGGTGTCTTCCAGTTAAAGTGTTCAAATATCATATAGACTGTTAGAGAATATGGCATAGCAGCTAGGAGAAACACGATTATTTGTGTATATTTTGAGTATTCCATATTATTTGTTATTTTCTATTTCTTCTATCTCATCTAGCACAGCTTGGAGTTGGTCAATAGCAAAATCAAGTGTATGTAAATCTTTCCCATGTATTTTTAATTTTTCTATTTTGTCTATTCTCTCCTGTATTAGTGTGTTCATAGTTAGGGGGTTAAGATTATTATTTAAATATTTTATAGAGAATTATTATGGCTATAGCGTAAGGAGCAAGTATATATAACGCAACACCTATATAAATTATGGTTGTCATAGATTAAAGAGAGTTATATTTATTGATTGCTTGCTTGAGGACAATATCTGCGACTTCTATTAACGTTTCAGCATCTGTTCATGGTCTTTGTGTAATTGCGTTAGAAAGAGCATTAGCCCAGATGATTGCCTGTGTTTCTTTGTTCATAGTAGGGGGATTAGAGAGATTTAAAATATTTATCAAAGTTATCTCTGGTTAATCGTATTCCTGCGTTGTATCAAGCATAGTATTTATTATCTCCTCAAAGTGGTACAATCGCTTTCTGTTCTGGTATGAGGTTAATACATTTTGCTATTCCTATTTTCTCCCCCATCTCCTCTCATTCTTTGAGAGCTTTTTGACGGGCATTAGCTATCTCTTGTTCGAGAAAATCCCAGAAACTATATAAATCACTAGCACTATCGTTTCAGTATGAGTATTCTTCTTCTTTCCATTTCTCAAATCTCTCTCTAGTAGATTGTGGTTCTGTCTTGCTCCATTGAGATAATGCGGTTGTTTTTTTACTCATAGTAGTGGTTAAGGTTGAGGTGGTAAAGTAGGGAGCTTTTCCCATTTCTCATCTGCTACTCTATACCTGTGTATTTCTCATGTATCTGTAAGAGCATATAAAATCTCGTGAAGAGAACTTCATCAATGGACTGCTGTTATTTGTATTATCTTTGTCATAGGTGGGTTATTTACAAGAATATGCTCTTTGACTTGCCGAATCTCTACATTGTTTTACTACCTCGCTCCAGTCGTTATAAACAGTCGAGTCGGGTCATTTTGGTATTTTAGAAAGACAACTATCAAATAAATGTGTTTCTAAAGTTCTATCTACTGTACATGTTTTTGAATCAATGAGATTAAATGGGTCTGAAAATGCCCATTCGAGTAGTGCAAAAAATAGATAAAATCACATAACAATAGTAATAACACCTAAAACAACTCACACGATAGATAAAATTGTTAATAGAAAATTTTTCATATAAAAAAGGATTAGAGAAGTGGGGGATTAGATATTATCAGGTAAACTTTGTATAAAATTTGTTATGTCTCTATTGATTGCATCTGAAATCTGGTCTGGTTCTGGTCAGTTATTATAGACTGATAGCATTTCTTCGCAGAATTTTGGTAGCTTATCAATTCTGTAATATTCGTATACTAAATCTATTATATATTCGACTTCTTTGCGTGTGAAAGTGTTTTTAGGCATACTATTTTACTAAATTAATTCCAGAAATAAATTGACCACCACAAACAGAGTTAAATATAAACTGTTTAGCTTGTCCGAGCGTATCAAAAATAGTAGTCTGCTCTGTGTATGTGTCTGTTACTGAGTATTTGAAAGTTGTCATATAAAGGAAGTGAGGAAGTAAATGTTTGTACCGAAGTACGATACCAGTATATCACTCTTATTCTTAATTGCAAATGATTTTTACATTAAATACTACTATATTACACTCAGAGTATACTATTTTCCGCTTGTAATTCAAGTTTTCTCAATAGATTTACTTTTTATTTTTGTACGACTTCATATAGGTCTACCAGTATTTTTAGGCACTCGGAAGAGTATTTCTTCTACTGAGTAGTTTCTTCGGAATCGTGAGTAAATAGTGTTAAATGATAATCCTGTTATTTTAGCCCACTCATGGAAATTGAGTGTCTTGCCTTTGTAGGTGAGTGTACGTTGGAGTTTAGTAAATTGTTTCATAGAGATAT